AAAGTTAAAAGAGAAAATCTAATTAATAAATACACACAAATATCTAAATTAAATTAAAATGGGAAACACAAAATCAACATTTAAGGAACTTACATCAATCAATGTAAAGGACAAAGTAGAAAAGAAAGGCAGGTTTGATTACTTATCTTGGGCATACGCCTGGGCTATAGTAAAAGACAAGTACCCTGATTCAAACAGGACTGTATATGAATCAGAACACACAGGTCTTAATTACTTTAGTGATGGATCTACTGCTTATGTAAAAGTAGGTATTACTATAGGTGGTACAGAGCATATAGATTATCTACCTATTATGGGCCACAACAACCAATCATTATCTATTGATAAGATTACTTCATTTGCAGTAAATAAAACTATACAGCGTAGTACAGTTAAAGCTATTGCTATGCATGGATTAGGGTTATCTTTATGGGCAGGTGAAGACCTTGCTGATATAAGTGAGACTGCTCCTAGAAAAGTATCTGCTTCAGTCAAAAAGACTACACTAAAAAAGACACACGATAAGTGGAATGATGTAGTTAACTTTGTAAAGGCTAACAAGAATGAAACATTTGCATCTACCATATCTAAAGTAGAGCAGAAGTTTACATTGACTGCTGCAATTAAAAAAGAACTTTCTACGTATGCAAAATAATATAATTGAACAACTCAAAGACGATAGTAATTACTATGGTAAAGTTGGTCAGCAATACTTATCTAACTCAGATATTTATAGCTTACTAAAAAACCCTAGAAATTTTAGAAAGAAAGAGAAAAGCCTAGCCCTCATAGAGGGTGGGTATTTTCATACAGCTATGTTAGAGCCACATAAGCTGAAAGAATACTCTGTAATGGATGTATCTAGTAGAGCAACCAAAGGTTTTAAAGAGTATATAAAAGACAATGACCTTCATCCTTATGATGTCTTGCTTACAAAAGAAGTAGAAAAGATCAACACTTGGGTTGATGCTATGAAGTCAAACTTTGTAATGTATACAGATATATACGCAGAAGGAAATGTATATGAGAAACCTGCTATAACAAATATGTTTGGTGTAGATTGGAAAGGGAAAGCTGATATAATTACTCAGACAAGAGTTATAGATATAAAGACAACTGGTAATGTTGACAAGTTTAAATGGAGTGCCAATGATTATAATTATGATAGTCAAGCCTACGTTTACGAACAGTTGTTTGGTAAGCCTGTAGAGTTTTATATAATAGATAAGACAACTCTTAAGTTAAAGATAGCAAAGCCTTCTCCTGAAACAATATTAAGGGGTAGAGATAAGGTTTTAAAAGCTATTGAGGTATATAATAAATTCTTTGCAGAAGATTCAGCAGAGGACATCACACAGTACATTGAGTACGAACAGTTTTAAAGTAAAGGAGTCAGATGCGATGCTCCAACTCATCGCTCAACATTAATACTATTATTATGTCACAAGACAAAGTATTTGCAGACGGATTTCTTTTCAAAAGAAGAGAGAACGCACCAGAGTTCGTAATTGGTAACATCAGCGTTAAAGTTGAAGAAGCCGTTGCGTTTTTAAATAACAATCAAAAAAATGGATGGGTAAACCTCAACGTGCTGAATAGCAAGGGAGGTAAGCCATACATTGAACTTGATACGTTTGTCCCTAAGAAACAGACTAATGGCGTGGACACAGCTCCAAACCAAGCACCTGTACAAGAGGCAGATTTACCATTCTAACTAACCATGTTGATAAGGATTAGGGGCGTAAAAACCCCTTTTCTTTTCAATTATGAATGTCGGAAATGTCAATTATTTTCCTTAGATATGGCAAATCAAAATAAATTTAATATAATTATATAAAAGAGTATATAGTAAAACAAAATCGACATGGAACAAAATCAAGTTACTATATTTAGAAACATAAAAGACACCTCTACTCCTTTCTTTAGGGACATAGAATCTATACTGATAAGGATAAAAGAGGGAACTTCTAAAGACTTAATAAAACAAATACGTTCTGAGAAGAACAAGGAATTGAGGCAAGAGCTTAAGAAAAATCTACCTGCAATATGTTTCTCAGGAATGTTTAACAAGAGAAACGATGATAGTATAACTCAGCATAGTGGATTTATATGTCTTGACTTTGATGGATACAAGACAAAGAAAGATATGATGTCTGAGAAAGAACGACTATCAAAAGATCGCTATGTGTATTCAGTATTCATATCACCAAGTGGTAATGGGTTAAAGGCTTTAGTTAAGATACCTAAAGAACCAAACAATCACAAGAACTACTTTATATCTTTAGAAAGATATTACAATTCAGATTACTTTGATAAGACAAGTAAGAATGTTTCCAGGGTATGTTATGAATCTTATGACCCACTAATATACATAAATCTAAATTCTAATTTGTGGAATAAGATAGAAGAGCAAGAGTACAAGGTGGTAGATAAGTATTCATCTAGACCTACAATACCTGTGACTGATGAGAATAAGATAGTAGACATTCTTATGAAGTGGTGGACTAAGAAGTTTGGTATGATAGATGGAGAAAGAAACAATAACATCTACATACTAGCAGCTGCTTTTAACGACTACGGAGTAAGCAGGTCTTTATCAGAGTACATTATGAGTCAGTTTGAAAGTTCTGATTTTACAATGAATGAAATTAAAACCACTATTAACTCAGCTTATGCTCAGACTCAAAACTTTGGCTCTAAGTATTACGAGGATGAAGATAGGGTTAATCAAGTACGGATGAAGCTCAAACGTGGAGTATCAAAAAAAGAAATCCGTCTTCAACTATCTGAATCCCAAATTGAAGACGCTGTAATTGATTCTGTTATCACCTCTATCGAAGAGGATGAAAGCGAAAAGCGTTTTTGGAACAAGAATGACAAAGGGGTTATAACAATTATACATTATTTGTTTAGGCAATTCCTAGAAGATAATGGGTTTTATAAGTACAGTCCAGAAGGTAGCAAGCATTTTATTTTTGTTAGGGTAACTAATAATCTTATAGACCATACTACTGAAGAAGAGATTAAGGATTTTGTACTAGGATATTTGGAAGACCTTGATGATATGTCTGTATACAATTACTTTGCAGACAAGACTAGGTTCTTCAGGGAAGAGTTTTTATCCTTACTAGGTACAGTTGATGTATACTTTATAGAAGATGACAAAGATACTGCTTATCTGTATTACAGAAACTGTGCAGTCAAGGTAACTAAGACTAAGAAAACTACAATAGATTATTTAGATCTTGGTGGTTATGTTTGGAAAGACCAAGTTATTGATCGTGACTTTGATATGTGTGATTCTTTTGATTGTGATTACAAAACATTTATCAATAACATATCTGGTGGAGACAAGCAGACAATACTTTCAATGAGAAGCACTATAGGTTATATGTTACACGCATATAAAAACTTATCCTATTGTCCTGCAATTATACTGAACGATGAAATAATATCTGAAAATCCTGAAGGAGGGACAGGTAAGGGTTTGTTTATGAATGCACTATCTCAAATGAAAAAGCTTGTCACTATTGATGGTAAGTCTTTTAACTTTGAGAAAAGCTTTGCATATCAATTGGTAAGTGCTGACACTCAGATACTATGCTTTGATGATGTAAAAAAGTATTTTGATTTTGAAAGATTGTTTAGTGTGGTTACCGAAGGTCTTACCTTGGAAAAGAAAAACAAGGATGCTATAAAAATTCCTTTTAGTAAGTCACCTAAAGTTGCTATTACAACCAACTATGCCATCAAAGGTAGAGGTAATTCATTCGCCAGGAGAAAGTGGGAACTTGAGTTTGCTCAGTTCTATACCAAAGACTTTACTCCATTGGTTGAGTTTGGTAAACTATTATTTACTGAATGGGATGAAGATGAGTGGTGTGCCTTTGACAACTATATGATTGAGAATGTTATGTTCTATCTCACTAAGGGATTGATTAAAGGTAACTTCAAAAATCAGACAGTAAGAAACTTGGGTGCAGATACATCTCATGAGTTTGTTGAATGGTGTGGATTGTTTGACAATGAATATAAGAATGAATTAATTCGATTTGATGAAAAGATATACAAGAATGAATTGTATATGGATTTCATTCAAGACAATCCAGATTTTGCACCTAAAGCTAAACGAACTATATCTAGAACAGAGTTTTATAGATGGTTGAAATCATTTGCAGTATTCAAAACAGATATAATACCTGAAGAAGGTAGAGATTTGAATGGTCGTTGGATTATATTTTTAACAAATAAAACAAACCCCAAGAAAGATGCAGGACAATTGGAATTTTAACGAAAACCTTAAGTGGTGCATAGATAATGACTTTCAAGTTTACATACAGCCACTAGACAATACTGGTAGATGTAAGATTGCAATTAGGAAGGGAGGCATATCTACAGATGGTAAGCCTTCCAAATATTGTAAAGAAAAAGGATTAACTTTATACAGTAAAGAAACATTAGGTTCTGTTGAGTACAAAACACAAAAAAAAGCAGCAGAAAATCTACCTAAAGTATATCTTTATTTAAGACAAACATATGGAGGAATTTGATCATTTTGATGAAATACATTACGGAATGCTTAATTCCTATGACATAGTTGTTTATAAAGTGCCTTTTTCTGAGCTTTCATTTTCAGACTATAGCTTTTTCATTCACGACATAACGAAGCCCATCACAACAAAAGTTGTTGATGATTTGATTATGTATTTTGAAGAGTTAGAGGAGTATGAAAAATGTCAAGTACTAACAGAAATAAGACACGAGTATGATACAGTTTAGAGACTACCAACAAAACATTATAGATAGTGGCACAGAAGTTTTATTAACTAAGAAGTTTCTGTATCTATCTATGGAAGTAAGAACAGGTAAGACACTTACCTCTCTAGGAATTTTAGATAAAATGATGAGTGTGAACAGAGTATTGTTCATCACTAAAAAGCGAGCAATAAGTTCAATAGAATCTGATTACAATTTATTGAAGCCAGGCTATGAACTACAAGTAATCAACTACGAATCACTTCACAAGGTCGACCAAGGAGGTTGGGATGCCGTTGTTTGTGATGAAGCCCATGGGATGGGAGCTTTTCCAAAACCAAGTAAGAGAGCTAAAACTGTATCTCAACTTATAAGAAGCAACAAACCATATGTTATATTGCTTTCAGGCACACCAACCCCTGAGTCATATAGTCAAATGTACCACCAAGTATATGCAATTCCAAATAATCCATTCAATAAGTATTCTAACTTTTATAAGTTTGCTAAAGATTATGTAACAGTTACTACTAAAAGAATAGGTGGATTTATGGTAAACGACTATTCAAATGCTAAGGATACTATTATTGATGATATGAATCCTTATACTATTTCATATACACAGAAGGAAGCAGGGTTTGAATCTTCTATTAAAGAAAAAGTGTTATTTGTTGATGCCCCAGACAAGATACATTCACTATGTTCTAAATTAAAAAAAGATTTAGTAGTTGAAGGTTCTGAGGAGGTTATACTTGCAGACACAAGTGTAAAGCTTATGCAGAAGCTACATCAAATGTATAGTGGTACGGTTAAGTTTGAGAGTGGCAATTCTATGGTGTTAGACTTGTTTAAAGCTCAATACATATACGATAATTTTTGTTGTAATAAGATAGGAATATTCTATAAGTTTAAAGAAGAACTTAATGCTATTAAGGAAGTTTATGGAGACCAAGTATGTACGGATCTTGAAGAGTTTAATGAAACAGATAAGTCTATAGCTTTGCAAATTGTATCAGGGCGTGAGGGTATATCCTTACGAGAAGCTAAGTATTTAATATATTATAACATAGACTTTAGTGCCACAAGTTATTGGCAGTCTAGAGATAGAATGACTACAAAAGAAAGACTTGAGAATGAAGTGTTCTGGATTTTTACGGAAGGCGGTATAGAAAGTAAAATATACAAGTCAGTAAGTAAGAAAAAAGATTATACTTTAAATCATTTCAAACGAGATTTATTAACTTTAAATTAAATTATGAAAACTAAGGCTGGTGTGTTTAGACAAGACAGTTATGATGAAAATGACAAGTTTGCAATTAATAAAATAAAAAAATATTTATTAAAAAATAATTTCATTATAGAAGAAAAAGAACAAGAAGATTTTGATATAGATATAATTTCATATAAAGATGGATTAAAATATAGAATAGAAGCAGAAGTTAAAAATACTTTTTTTACTGATTCAGATAGTTATCCATTTAATACAGTTTCTTTTTTAGGTAGGAAAAAAAAATATTCTAATGAAGGATTATTTTATTATTTTTTGTTGTGTAAAAAAAACAATTCATTTTTATATTGTACAAGTGATATTATTTATCAAGAAAAGTATAAAGAAATAAAAGAAGTTAACACAGTTCACCGTTTTGGAACTGATGTATTTTATAGAGTACCAAAGCAATTGTGTAACTTTAGAACTTTTAATCAATGAAGTTTATAAAATTTTTATTAATTTGGATTAGCCAAAACCTGGCAATACCTTTTTGGGTAGTCGGACATATTCATTTATCAATACACGATTTTCATGATGTAATTGAAATATGTTCATCATTAAGCATGAATCTAATAGTTTTTATAGGTTTTATGTATGATTATGAAAGCCAAGATGACTGAACAACAAATACAAGCTAAAAGAATTAAAGAGTTAGAAGCTGAAGGTTACTATGTAATCAAGTTAGTTAAAACTAATAAGAATGGTATACCTGATCTTATAGCCATACCACCTAATTGTGGTGTGATATTTTCAGAAGTAAAAAAGCCAAAGGGCAGGGTGTCTGCTCTACAAGAATATAGACTAAAAGAATTAGAAAAACATGGGTGTAAAACAGAAGTATATAGAGGAGGAATTTGAAATAGATGAATATTTTATTGAGCAAATGCAACAATTTAAAAGCCCAGCATCAATAAGAATTGCAAGTTTAGTTGACAAAATGTATGGTATTGAATCAACTAATGGGCAGATTAGAAACAAAACAGGTCACGTGCATATGGATAATAATGAGCCTGTATTTTTTGCCATAGATTATTATAGAGATGATGAAGGGCCTATTGTTCTTATTGACGTATATAATATAGAAGTAGACCAATATCTAGATTCAATTAACGCTAATATAAATATAAAATGAAAAGAGGAGAGCTGTTTGACTACGTTATAGATGCTGTTGAATATTCTTCAGGCATTAGAAACATAAAAGAAAAAACCAGGCAAAGAGAATTTGTTGATGCAAGACGAATTGCTTATCATATATTAAGAACCCTACATGGATTGCCGCTGCAGGCAATAGCTAATGAGTTTGATAAGAACCATGCTTCAGTTATAAACGGACTAAGAGATGTAGATTTTTTAATTAAAACAGATCCTTATTTTAAAGAAACATATGATAAAACTATAAAGCAATTATCTAGGGGGAATTTTAGAAAAGAACAAATATTAAAAGAAATAAAAGAATTACAAGAAGAGTTTTTAACAATAAATTAATACAATATGGAATATAAATATAATGATATCGAAAAAGTTTTATCATTTAAAACTTGGTCAAACAAAAGAAAAATAGATGAATTGTTTAGAATTGATTGCGAAATGTATACAAATCTAGGTACTGATTCCACTAAAACAGAGCGAGAAAAGGTAAAAGCGAAATCTAAAGCTATTTACAAGACTGTAGCAAAAATAGATGCAAAGACAGGGAAACACTTATTATTTAGTATGGACTGATTTTTTTGTGTATAACTTTCTAATTAATTTAAAGCAAATATTTGTAGCTTACAGAAACACAATTACAAATGTCAATACACAAGAACAGTCGAAACTCAATAAACTTTATTAACTTGTTAATGAAAAACATTAACAATCTAACCGATGACATCTACGAATCATTGATGGATGAGGATTACATTTCTTTAAACTCCAGCATCAAAGAGCTTCAATCTGTTTTGCGTGAAACGCAAAAACTAACAGACGATGAAATATAGACCTAGATTAACAGAGCGAGAGAATGACATAATTCAAAAGGATAGAGCTTTACAAAAAGAATGTAAAGCAATGGGTATCCCAATGAAAGATGTAGACCACTATTGGCACAAAGGAAAACACTTTTCTCTTCACGTAAAAAATAAAGGAGTATCACCAGAAGAACTTAGAGATGATATCATCAAGGCAATGGACAAACATTCGCCTTCTTACAAAAAAATAAAAAGAACTAAAAGCGAGAACGGACACTTGTTAGTTATTGATCCTGCAGATATTCATATTGGAAAACTATCTAGTAGTTTTGAAACAGGTGAAGATTATGATTCGCAGATAGCTGTGAAGAGAGTTAAGAAAGGTGTTAAGGGTATACTTCAAAAGTCAAACGGATTTAAAATAGATAAGATACTTTTTGTTGGAGGTAATGATATACTTCACATAGATACACCTAAACGAGTTACTACAGCAGGAACTCCTCAAGACACTCATGGTATGTGGTATGATAATTTTCTAACAGCTAAAAAACTTTATGTAGATATATTAGAAACACTAATAAGTGTTGCAGATGTACATTTTGTGTATAACCCAAGTAACCACGATTATATGTCTGGATTCATGTTATCTGATTCAATACAGTCTTGGTTTAGAAAATGCAAGAACATAACATTTGATTGCAGCATTGCTCACAGAAAAGGATTTATGTACGGACAAAACCTTATAGGAACTACGCATGGAGATGGCGCTAAGTTGGCTGACCTTCCATTAATTATGGCTAATGAGTTTTCTAAAGAATGGGCAGAAACAAAACACAGATATGTTTATACTCACCACATACACCACAAGTCTAGTAAAGATTATCATGGAATTACAGTAGAGTCTTTACGATCACCAAGTGGAACAGACTCTTGGCATCACAGAAACGGATATGGAATAGGTGGTGTAAAAGCAGTAGAAGGTTTTATACACTCCAAAGAACATGGTCAAGTTGCAAGACTAACACATATATTTTAATGGTAAAACCAGAATGGCGCTTTATGGATAAAGCAAAAGAAAGAAAAGAAACTCCAATCTATACAGGAGTTTTAATGTACTTCCCTGACGCTATAAGAGAAATAGCTCAATGCAGTTATGCAGGACAACAACAACACAACCCTGACCTTCCATTACATTGGGATAGAGATAAGTCAGGAGACGAATTAGATGCCCTTACAAGGCACTTAATGGAATGTGGTACTGTAGATACAGATGGAATAAGACACTCGGCTAAAGTAGCTTGGAGAGCCTTAGCTAACCTACAAAAAGAAATAGAAAATGAAAGATCATATTAAAGAACAAATACTAAAAGAAAAATACAAGCCAAAGCCTAATTATAATTTAATAAGAAAGCTTCAGCAATTGTTAGACGAGCCTAAAAAAACTATAAGTAAGTAATTACTTTCTTATCCTTTTTAGTAATTCTTCTTTTCTTTTTTTAGCCATGTTAGCTGTAGGGTCGGCTTTTCGAAGTCTCTTTCTTCTTGCTGCTTCTGCTTTCATTACTTCAGCCTTTTTAGGATTTATCTTTTCCATTTGCTTAATTGTAATAGGCTTTTGTCTTTCAGTCTCCTTCTCTTTCATCTTACCTATATTTTTATAAGCTCTTTCAGAAATGTAACCAACTTCAGTTGAATTTAAAATAGGAACACCTATCAAGTGAAAAGTATATGCCATTGCAATTCCTTTTAGAGTTTCAATTTTTTCAGGGTCAATCTTTTTCGTACTCTTCTTACCCATGTATTCTGTAGTTTTTTTACCTGTAACAATTGTCTTAATCATATCTGCAAGTATAGCACCTTTTTTAGTACCTATTCCTAAAACACCTAGTCTTTCATTTATTCCTTTATCTGTTTTAGCAAAAAACTTCCAAGGATTTTCTTCATCTTGAAATATACCCATAACCCCATTTATTTTATCTAAAAGTGCGTCATTAAGGACAGGTATAGGAGAAACAACATCAGCAATCATATTCCCTGTTCTTCCTTTAACCCTGTTCATAAAATCTTTTTCTTTTTCTTCTTCACGCTTCATATCCGCTTCTAACCCTTGTTCTTCATCTTCTCCTGATAAAGCTCTAGCAGCAGCAGCCATAGCTTGAGTAATTCCTAATCCAATTGCATTAAACATTGTTGTCTCAAGACCTAATCCTGCTAATGATTGTATTGCTCTTTTCTTTTCCCCTGGTAAAGCCGTAGGGTTGTTATACAAAGTATTTATGTCAGAATACATTCTTGTCTTTTGATTCAATAAGAAGTTAGCAAAAGGAAATAATGTCTTACGAACTATTTGCTTTGTCATACTTTGGTCAGTAAATAAATCTCCTTGAAGATCTTGGTCAGATGTATTTTGCTGTCTATCTACTTGTTGCTGTGCAAATTGCGCAGCTTCTTTATCAAGAGGTTTTGTAAAATCTATCTCACTTGTTTTAACACCTTTCTTATTCATTGCGTTCAAATAGTAAGCAATAAAAGAAGCCTTAGCAGTAGCAACATCAGGAGAGACCAAGAAAATCTCTAATGTCTTTTTATTTACAGAATCAGCTATATCAAAAGCTTTACCTGCAGTTGTATTTGCTTTTTTTGCAATCCTACTATCTGCATTCTCAATATCTGTTTGAGACTGTATACCTCTGTTTGCAATAGGTAGCCCTGAATTTTGTATTGCTTTTCTAACATCAGGGTTAAACATTAACTTTGCTCCTTCTAATGTATTTACCACACCTGCATTTACACCTGTATTAAATATTGGAACAATTTGTTTAATCATCTGAGTAGGCCCACCTAAAACTCTAGATACACCTAGTGTAGCTAATTTGTTTAAACGATTTAAAGCTCTTTTAGTTTTTCCATCAATGTAATTTTTACCTCTTTTGGTATCAACATATCCATTAATTCTTTTATTAATTATATCTCTTGACTCAGGGTCTGTAAAAACTTCATTAAAAACTTTTGAACTTCTTGCACCTTTTACTTGTTGTATTGAAGATGCTGTATAAATATCAGTTAAAGCAGCTTTGTAGTTGCTCATGTTTTGTGAATCAAAACTTAAATTTAAAACCTTCCCCTTACCTAAGCTTGAAGGTTTAGTTGCTTCTTTTAAAACACCTGTTTTTTTATCGTAAGCATTCTTTCTTTCTAGCCCCTCTGGATTAAATACAGGCTGAGTAATATCTACTTCAGGCTCTACCTGCGTGATATTTCTTATGTTTCTTGGTGTATAATTAACGTCTTTTCCTAAATTTCTATTATATACATTCAAGGACGTATCAGCTAATTCATTATACTTCTCAGACCAAATCTCTGTAACATACTCTACACCTTGTAAATTTACAGGGTCAGCTTTTGATTCTACTTCAGATATAGAATTAGAGTCTTTTAAAAGTTTGTCATATTGAGCTTTAACAACTTCACCTTTACGAACTTTTAAATTATCCCCTGACTTCATAAGTCTTTCGTAAGTTTCTTTAATAAGATTCTTACTATCTTCAAATTCCTTTTGTTGCTCGGCCTCTGTCCCTGGTGTAAATCTTCTTACATCTGCTAGTATTGCTCTTTCAGTATCATTAGATTCGTCAAAGTATATACCATCTTTCATTTTCTTTTTTGCAAAAGTTTTGGCATAATCATTCTCTACTTGAACAGCTTCTGTTTGCGCTTTTGCACTACCGTTTATTATACCAGTAAGCCCTATTGCATCCATTACAATCCTAGCTTTTTTTTGTGATTTAAAAGCAAGTTCAAATACATTAGGTAGTGTTGATATATATTTATTCCACGCAGTTCCTAGTCCAAAAAGTTTTGGATTCTTAGGCGTTTCAATATTTTGATTTTTTACTTTATTTATCTTAACAACACCAACCTGCTGATCGACTGCAGCTTGCATACCCCCTGTCGATTGATTTAGTTCGAAGTTTACAATTGAATCTAATGCCTCCATTTTTTGCTTAGTAGTCATTAAGTCTAAATTCATATTTAGGAATTTATCAATCAAAGTCTTTTGACTTTTAGTAACCTTTATGTCTCCTGACTCTATAGCCCCCTTTATGTTTATTTTAGTATTCTTAAATGCATTTTTTACAGCTTTATCAATTACAGCTTTTTTCTTTTTTAATGTTTCATTGTCAGATTCAGAGTCTGTTTTAACTCCCTCTATCTCGTACATCATGTCTTTCATTTGGTCAAGAGTTAAATCCCCTGGCTCTAAACCTGTAAGTTCTTGAAAAGATTCTTTTGCAAGCTCATAGTTTCTTTCTGCTTCTAATTCTTTTTCCTTTTTAGAATACTCATCCATTTTCTTTATATCAAAAGGCTTACTTACTTTAAGTTCTCCCTTAGATGGTTTTCTAGTTGGTTGTAATCCCTTGCTTACTTCATTAGCCTTTTCTAAATACACATCAATATCAGCTACATTACTCGGATTAACTTCACTAAACTTTTTAGCAGAATCAGATAAACCTGCTTCTTTACCTTTTAGTTTTTTCTTAATAGCTTTCTGAATTGACTTTGCCTTATCTAACTTTTTAGAATACTCTGCATCATTCATTGCTCTTGTAGTAAAATCTATTACGTCTTGAACTTTCTTGGCGTTATAGAGATTTACATTAGAAACTTTTTTCAGCAACGTGTTGGCTTTTTTAGTAGTAATGTTACCTGCTTTTACAACTAAATCTATAGCATTCTGTAACCCTTTTCTTCTGCTGTTTACATCGTTCTTAGCATCTCTAGCAATCTTCGATTCTTTTTGAAGATCCTTTTTCATTGCAGCATAGTCGCTTTTTACTTTTACTGTAGCAGGTTTACCTATTCTTTTAATACCTAAAAGTTTCTTTGCAGTAGGAGGTTTTATTTCAACACCTAGTTGTTTGCTAACATCTCTAATTATATTTTCTCTTTCTATATCGTTTGACTGTTCAAATAATTTAGAACCTTTTATATATTCAATTGCGTTGTCTGCAACTTTCTGAGGGTTAGTGCTTTCTCCTACGTTTCGGCCTTTTGTTTTCTTAACAATACCATCAACAATAGAGTCTACTCTTTCCTTGTTCACACTCATCACTTCTGTCTCAGAAGTGGTATCAGTTAACTGTTCAGAATCTGTCTTCGTAGTCGTGTCGACATTTTGGTCTGTTTGCGTTTCACTTTCGGTTTCAGTCTGTTGGGTAGTGTCTGACTCAACGTCTCCTTTTCCCACTTCAGGCAGTCCCACTTCGGTTTCTTTCCCAACAGTTTCGCTTCCTGCATCATCCTGTAACACTTGCTTCTCTGTGCTTGGCTCTTGAATGGCATCGTTTTCTTTTTTTAATTGTTCTTGAACTTCTATTTTATCTTTTTCATATAGTGCATCTAGCTGTTGGTCAACAGCTGCTATTTGTTTATCAATGTCTAGTTTTCCAGGGCCTTCTAAGCCTTGTTTTTTATTTATTAAGTTTTGTCTCTCTGTTAATAAATCAGCAGCAGGCTCAATGTTTTCAGTCATCTTAACAGTACCTTGAGTTTTTAACTCAGCTGATTGTGCATTGTATATTTCTGTGTAAGCATTTGAAGCTTCTATTTCAGTTAAAGAACCCTCCTTTACTAAGACGTCTAGTGTGGCTTGTAAATTTTGTACATTTGCTGCAGCTAATCTTACTAAATTCGCTCTCTTGTTTCCTGACAATAATTTCTTAGCGCCTAAAGTTGAAGTAGCTCCTACTGTCATAACAACTGTTTCTGTAATCCCTGCTTTTGTTATTTTATCATTTAAAACATCATTTCCTATATGTCTATTTACTAAGTGATTTATTCCTTTTTCTGAAAAATAAACTGGAAGCTCTTCAATAAAAAGCTCTTTAGCATTCTCTTTTACCAATCCTTTACCCTTGTCTACAAGTTGTTTAACTGTAAAGTCTTTACCTTTTTTTACTGCTAAGTTTTTTATTTGGTCTTTAATTCCTTGAAAACCAATAAGAAGTTTTTCGTTTCCTCCTGCTAATCCTGAGAAAATACCATCAAGAGTAGCTATTGCTTGTCCTGCATTAACAGAAATATCTAACGCCTCTTTTTCACTCATTCCTGAAGCTACTAATTGAGAACGTACATCTTCAACATTACCAGCAACACTAGAAGTAAATGAGGCAATACCCATACCTAATGCACCTGCTTTAGGCCCTTTTAACCCAAGTGTACCTTTTACCTTACCACCTGCTCTAATTAATGCAAATAAATTTACAAGTGTACTTGTACCACCTTGAAGCACAGAACCTCCTGTCCAATTGACTTCAGTTTCTTTTACATCTTTGGATAAGCCTACAATCTTCTTTATAGTATCATTTGGAAGAATGCCATCCATTCTTATGTTGGTGTTTTGGTCGTATACAGTTCCATTGCCATCAACAATATACCTATTTCCTCCTTGAAAAACAGGCTTACCTTCTATAAACGCTTGTCTTTGTACAGCTCCTGTTGATGCCTCTAAGCTTTCAGCAGAGTTTGTAAGCATTTCTTCAAGACCTTTTAATACACCTTTACCATCAAACTTATTGTCTCCACCCATAGTGGCAATTCTTTGGTCAAAAAAAGCAGGTACTCCTGCCAAAATATCGGTAGCAAATCCTGAAAGACCGTTCCCTGTTACAGAAAGCAATTCAACCATCCCTTGACCTCCTTCAGCTAGACCACCTTCTTGAGCAGCATAATACATTGCTTTTCTTCTTCTTAAGTCAGCATCTTCAGAATATTCTTTGAATTTAGGGAAGTCATTTATAGTTTCAGTAACTGATTGTACTTTAGCATAAAACTCTTTTCTGACTTCATCTGCTTCTTTTTCAAGTTTTCTTAATTCACTTCTGTCTGATGTCAAATTCATAGTAGATTGAATTTTTCCTAATCGCTTAGTTATCTGACTTAACTGTGCTGCTTTGTAAGATTGTACTTTTTCATAAGCATTTTTCTCTTCATAATATTGATCACCTTCATCATTTGGTAAAAGTTTTTTTATCCACTTATAAACTTTCGTTTCATTTCGTGTGTTTTTCTTTTGCCACTTTAAATAATCTTCTACATCTATCTCTTGTTTTCTAAGAATATTTTTTACATTATTTCCTAGCTTAGTGTAATCGTCATCATCAATCTCAACGTCAACATAGTTAGGAGCTTTTACGTCTCCAACCATTGAGTCATATTCTTTGATAGCTTCTAATAAACTTGGATTTACCTCAGATTCTTTTTTAAACTCTGTTTCACCTGTTTCAGGATTAACAAATCCGTATTGTTTTTCATAGTTTTTCTTAATGTAATCAGGTACATTGGCGTTAACTTCTGAGGAAGTGTCAAGTATTGACATAAACTTTTTTCTTTCAGGATCATTTGCATATGCTAAATACCCTGATTCTTCAAGTAAGTTGTTTTTTTTATTGGCATTGTATTTTTGCTTCCAAGCTCCTTTACCGTATTTAATAGCTGATTCTTTATCTTTTGAAAAATCAATAACTTCTCCTCTATTTTTAGCTTCTGCGTATACACTCTCCCAATCTGACTCTGCTTGTTCAGACATGTCAACAAAACTTCCGTCTTCATTTTGAAATATTGTAGGAAAAGAAAACCAATTGCCTTGGCCATCAGTTTCTGTTCTCATTTTATGTGTTGACACAGAACCATCTTCATTTTCTAACACACCCTTTCTTTCTGGTGCGTCAGGGAAATCTATTAAAGGCTCTTCTACTAAAGGTATATCAACGCTTGTTGTTGTTGAAGAAGAGTCCAAAGAGGACGGATTTGTTTCCACATTTGTAGTGGATTCCGTAACTTCCGTTTGACCATTTGAATCGGTAACAATTGGATTTTTTTTTTCAGCCCAAGCAGATGTAAAAACATCTAAAGTAGTTTTTGGGCTTATTATTTTTTCTTCAATACCTTGATTGTATAATACTTCCTGAATGGAAGAATCTGATTGAGAAAATTGTTCAAAGCTAGTTTCTTTGCTTAATAATCCTTGTTCGATATAACTTTCGTATAAAGCTTTTAATTTATCCATTTTTTATTATATAGGGTTTCCAAATGCATCTACCATTTTCTTTGCGCCTGACTTATATTCTTTCATATATTTGTCTAGTGCATTTTTGACATTTGCACCATTTTCTTCATCATCTTCAAATCGCTCTCCTATGATAGTTCCTGCGGCATCTCTTATAGTCATTCTGTCGTTATCCCAGGTATCATCTACCTCTATTGTTAGGAAACCTTCAGGGAAATCATATAGTCTAGACATTTCAGCTATGGTTCTATCAAAAGCAGCTTTTATTTTACCTGAACTTTTTCCTGCATCTGCAAATAAATCACTTGTCGTAGTTGTTACTCCTTGATTATTTACCCCAAAAACTACATCGTCTAAATTAGTATATTCTCTTGACCTAGAACTAAAGTTGCCATTGTTTTGTGAAGCCTCCTGATCTTTTAAATTTGTCTTATTTATATACTTTTCAGCTTGTTTTTTAAGTTGAGATGCAATTTGTTTACCTACATTTTTACCTAATCCATCAATTGTAATGTCAGCAAGCTTGTCTCCAGAAAAAGTGTAAAAGTTTAATACCTGTTGTGCATTATCACCTGTGCCGACAGTTTCTATAGTGTATTTTTCTACAATATCGCTTTCGTTTACTAAAGCCTGTAAACTTTCTTCATCACCTGTAGCGGCTTGGTCAATAAGTTTTACTGTGTAACTATAATCTTCATCTTCTTTATCTCCTTTAATTTCAGCAGCGCTTTTTGCACGAGCTTGGAACTCACTTCTTTTAGTTCCTCCATCTGTAATATCTCTTCTTAATCCTGAATAGAAACTAGTTCCAGCAATTCTCTCAGCAGCTAACTTATCATCTTCATCTATTACAGGAACAATTTGATTGTTCTTAGACATAACCATTTGTATATACTTACTCTTTTTCCCTGTAAGCTCTTCTCCGTAAGTATCACTTTTTGGGTCTGTATCAATATATGTATAATCTATTTTTTCATCTAAATCTATTCCTTGATTTTTTAGCTCTTGAGCTTGAAACTCATTTACTGTTTCTGATCTTTGTGATTCAGGGCCATTGTCACTTAATATACTAGCCTGTCTGTCAGTAGTTGCAGCAGCAGTAGCTACCGCATCTTGGAGTAATATGTTTAATTGTGGGTTATTTCTCATGTCATCAGTAACAACACCAAGCATTTTACCAAAATTATCCATTTTCTCAAAAATCTGACCCAATGGAGTATCTTTACCAATAACTGCTTCAGTTTCTTTTGCTAAGTCTAATTTTTCTGCAGTTTGATTTCTTTTGTTATTAAAAGCTAAAACGCTCATATCCTTAACACCATCATAAGGCTGAGGTTTTCCATTAGCATCTAAATCTAAAACCCTAGTTTTAGTTCTTTCGTCAATTTTTGTTTTGAAAAAAGTTATTCTACCCATTCCATTTTCTCCAAATGTCATTTCAGTAAAATCAGGATTACCCATTCTATCGTGTAAATCTTGAAGTGATTGGTCTACACCACCTGAAGTTGGGTTAACAAAAATTGGATTTCCATTGTTGTCTAATTTCTTTTTTCCTTCTTCATCAACTTCGTAGTATCCCTTAAGTCTTTTTAGATAGTTTTCTTTTTCTTTAGCGTATCCATTTATTTGCTGCGCAAGTATATCAAAAGATTGTTTTCCGTTTTCTTGAAATATTAAATTATCTTCAGGCTTTACCATTCCTGCTTGAACCAACCCCATGTTTCCATATAATCGGTCTTTGTAATTTGATAATGCTTTTATTGCTAAATCTCTACTAGTTTTATCACTAGGAAGATTTTCCATTGTCTTTAACTCAGCCTCTCTATATTTTTCAGCTGTGTTTGTTTTTAATTCAAGACGTTGTTTGTCGATGTTTTCTTTCCATTCTTTAACACCTTTCATTCCTCTATCAATACCTGCTAGTAGTGTCTTTTTAGTACCTACCCCTGTATTGCCTTGTTCTATCGAAAACTTTGCTGCGTCTAATGCGTTACCCATATCTTAATTTTTATCGTGGTGCTTTTTCAGGATTAAATATACTACTCATCATATCCGAAAATCTTCCTTGCGTTCCAAATCCATTAACTATTTTCATAAAATCGCTAACAGCACCTTCCTCTTCCTCCTTCTTTTTTCTCATCATTTCCTGAATTTCAGGACTATTCATTAACGCATCGAGGTCAAATTTTCCTCCCCCTATTGAAAGTGTTTTTACACCTGCAGGTGAGTCAGCGTCTTCAAAGGTATCATAATGTCTAGTACTTTTGGTATCTACAACATCATTAGTAGTAGTAGTAGTTGTGTTTACACTAGGTAATGCTCCATCTTTAATTATCTTATTTAACCCTTTTCTATCCAATCCAAGAGCTTCAATTTGTTTTAAAGCATCTGCCCTGTCTATTCCTGTTGATTTAGATAGTGCGTCTGCTGCTTTACCCACTTTCTTTGCGCCACCTCCTAAGCCTCCAAATGCAGTAACTCCTGCACTTAAGGCACTTACTCCTGCATCTATAAATGCTCCTGTAGCTTGTCCTGATAATTCGTCTGCTTGTTGGGTTAAAGCATCTGCTTTTACTCCTGCTGCCGCTGCTCTATCATCAAATAAACCTGCTATTTCTGAAGCATCTTTTTCAGAAGCCTCAGCACGTTTCATGTCTATATCTAGTTTTTGTTGAGCATATTTGTCAGCAATAGCACCTGAAGTAGCATCTTGAGCTTGCTTTACTTTACCTGCAGTTGCAGAAATACCTCTTTGGTCTCCTTCTTGAGCAGCCTCTAATATTTGAGAACCTTGTTGATTTGCTAATTGTAGTTGTTTGTCGTAAACATCAGTTGTAGCTCTAACAGCATCATAAAAATTAGCCTCTAATCTTGCGACAGATTGTTTTTCTAATTCTTCTTGTTGTATTCTAAATCTACCAGCTGCTCTTGCTGCATCCGCAGCTGCATCTTTTGCAAGAAAGCCTTTTGCAGCACTACCACCTACCGCTACTGTTGCTGCTGCTATTGTTGTAAATGCCGCCATATTATAATCGTTTTATCATTTCTTTATTATAACTGTCACCTTCAATATATCCATTATCTTTATAATGTTCTATTAAAGAATCAGACTTTATTAAAGCATATGCGTATGTACAGTCTGACAGTTTTAAAGTATGCGTTAATATTTTTACAAGCTCAATTAAAGCTTCTTTTCTTTTCTTCTTGTTTTTATATTCAAAATTGGATATTATCCAATCACACCAACCTACCTTAGAGTTAGTCATGTATATGTATCCTGCACATACAGGTATATCATTGTCATATACAATAAACCCACCTTCACCATTCTCAGGTAAAAAATCTTTTGGAGGTGCTGTCCATCTCCAATCTTTCCACCATTTAACTAAAATAGAATCGTAGTCTAAAGAATTTAATTTTCTAATATTGAATTTCATTAACGCAAAGATACAAAATCTAAGGAAAACTTTTAAAGACATCTGAATCTACAGTAAATAATTCAACAGCTGTCTTACTATTGTTTGTCAATTTAAACTCCATAAAGTATCCTGTTGCTCCATAAGACTCGGCAACACTATCTTTAGTTGTAAATATGTATGACCCTAAAGGAACTGTCTGTCCGATTGGTTCAAGGTCAACTGCATCAACTTCAATTGTTTTTCTATCAGTACTAATACCTGTTATTGGGCCAATTTTTTTAATTATACCACCTAGTGGTTCTCTATAAAACACAGAGTCTCCATAATTAATAATATTACTTATTGAAATATTAAACTCTATTTGGATTAAACCTGGTGAAGCACCTGTTGATGAAGCAAATCCACCAATACCCTGTGTTGATCTTTGAGCAAAATCTTGACTACCACCAATTCTTCTTACAAAAGCAAACCAAGCTCCTTCTTTCTGCTCAAAATAAGTCTCATCCATAAATCCACTTCCTAAGTCTGTTGCTAAAGAACAATCCCAAGAATCATCACTTTCAAGCTCAATGGTTTTAAACACCTTAACAGTTGTAGGTTCTTGATTAAATACACCTGTAATTGTAGAATCATAGTCTATTCCGTAATACCTATTTCTAATTTCATTAGTATTATGTCTGTATAAACTACCTCCTTTAAAAGTATATAAATACTGATTCATTCCTAAAATAAAATCAGGCATATAACTGTAAAAAGAAGGCCATCCTTTTACTGACTCACTAAATGTTAAAGTATAATTAAGTTCTGCTGCCATATATCTTTTTTTTAAGGGCCTACGCAGTTTTGTATACTGCTCACAACCCCATTTGTTACTGTGATTACTTGATTATTATCCATTATATAGTTTTGGTCTGCAACTCTATTTACTCCATCGTGGTCTAAAAACACAGGGTTATTTAATATAGGGAAAGCATTTCCTGCATTTAAAAATCTACCAAAATATAAGGTGGTATCTGTAGCCTGACAAATATTACCTGCAGCTATTGCTTTTGCTTGAAATGAAGGTAAAGCCGCAGGACATTGAACAGCTATATCCCAAGCTGTTCCACTACAAGGGCCTAAAACCTGTATTGTTACAAGCGCTGGTAATGCATTTGGTTTTGGAACTATTAATAAATTATTTTGATTTTCACCAAACCTAATATCGTCTCCTGTATTTATAGTAATACTTTGTGGTGATGGAGTACCAGCTAACCAACCATTTGAATCATAACCATTTTTGAAATCATAATTAAGTGTGCTTGGCGTTGAAGGAACACAATTGTCATTGGGGTCTCCTAATATAGTAAAGGCATCTGCAACACCACTTGTTGATTGTAAGTTACCGTCATTTGGACTTGACAGCCTATTATAATAAACACCATCGTATAAAACTCTTATTCCGTCAGGATAACTTTTAGGATCAAAATAAATAGATATAGCTCCTGTATCGACTGATGTACTTCCTGCTGTAATCTCTAATTGATATATACCCTCGTTTCCTCCTGGAGGATTTAAAGTTCCACCACATGGTATACCGCATTCTTCACATATTGTAAGTGGCCCTAAAAGTCCATTTACTTGATTTCTATATTCATTATTATATTGATAATATCCATCTGGTGATACAGTTGTTAAGTGTATATCATCGTATACTCTAGTTGCAGTTGCAAAACTTGATGAGTCTATAAATTTATTTACTATACTTGGCATAATTTAATTTTAAGGTGTTGGTGGTTCATCACATTCACAACATGCTTCTGTTGGGCTTGCCACATCATAGCAAAACTGCAATGGCGTTGGCTCTCTTAAATCCCAAACTAGATATATGTAACTTGCTTGATTGCTATATGTAAAGCTAGCTTGATATTCAGGGAACGAACCTGTTGTTGGACTTGCTGTATTTAATAATGGAAGCAATGTTGCTAAGTCAGCTTCGTTATAATTTGTATTACTTACTAAATACTTAAACTTATCTTGACCTAGAACAAACTCAAATGTTTGTCCTGCATTTTGTCTGTTTTTCATTGTCACTACAGAACCTAAAGCAGGTAGTGTACCAACTGATGAACTTCCTGTTGTTTCATTAAATAAGCTAACAGCATCATCATCAAGTGTTACCTGATTTGTGCTATATGGACTTACATCAGTTCCTAAAGCCCATCTATATCTACATGTGGTTGTAAGGTCTGCATCTCCTGCAAAATTAATAACAATCTCTTTTACAGTTAATTCTTCTGCAACAGGACAATTAAAATCTATTTCATATGTAACAGGGTCAACTCCAGGAGTTAATTTAACGCTTGCGTTTGTTGGAAAGTTAGATAGTTTGTCAAAAGTTACAAACCCATTTCCTGTTACAGTTTGACTAACTACAATCACACCATCTAATTCTACCGAAATATTTAATGGGTTGTTTGTTTCGTAATCAAATTTAACCGTTCCAATTACTGTACCTAAATCAACCTCTAAGTTATAAATATCTGTAGAATTACTAATTAACAAAGTATATCCACATTCTCTTTCAGTTGGGGGTTGAGGTATTTTTCTTGTGTTAGAACTTAATACAAACTCATTCATGTATGGATCAAATCCACCTAATTTTTGAGTCTCAAAAGCATCAACAAACAAATCCCTAAACCATGACCTCATACCAACTTCAGATATAACACCTAGTCTTCCACCTGTATCTCCTCTAGTTCCTGCACCCTTTAATTGAATAACAGAACTTCTTTTTGCATCAGTAAAAAAGACATCTTGTCCATAAACTGAAAAGCTTTCAGGGTTGTTACTTATTCCATACTCTTCTACTCTAGCTAACTGTGTTCCTAAAACTTCAGGTACTGAAGTAATAGCTCCTCCTGCAGCTGCATCAGATAGTAAGTTTTTTCCTACAAGTAAAGAAGATATTTTGTCTTCCTGTAAGATTAATATATCTGTTTGTCTTGAATGCATTCTTCTTATAGGCCCATAAGATGTTTCAAGTGTTTTAAAATTAGCTAACGCTAAATTAAATTGATTTAACTTATTTAAGTTTGTTTCTTGATTAAACACTCCACTATAAGTTACATCACCAAATCTGTTAGATTCCTTGTATTGTTCTTCAGATACAGAGGTTACTTTATCACCTAAACTTAACGTAGGTTTTATTAAGGCGTCTAAAACAGTATTACTTTCTACACCATTTCCAAAAGTAAAGCAATTAAAGAAACTTAAATCTACAATAGCAGGGTCTGTTAATGTTTGATTTTGGTCAGCATCTGCATCACCTGATAAATGAAATCCATTTACAATATCAAATGTTTGCTCGTTTTCATAATACAATTCATCATTTGCATCTAAAGGCTCTGTTTCAAATACCATTAAAGAAGTAGCTCTATTTATTGTAACCGCAATGTTACCAAAAGAGTTTCTTTTATCAGGTGAAGAACAAGTAGGCGTTCCGTTTCTCCAAGCCATAACTTGTCTACCATCATTTGGGTCTTCTGCAAAAAATACTACGTTTTGCCCTGCCCCTCCTGGAAGTCCTATATTAAACATCGGAAAAGGAAATGTTTGCATTGTTTCATCAAATGAAACACTATTAATAGTATCATCTGAACCTGTTGTTGTACCGTTTGTAAAATCTATATTGTCTCCTATAGCCCAAGCATATAAACTATTGTAATCTTGAGAAGCTGTAAATCTTTTTTCATAATCATATGTACGACCACCACATTTACTTCCTCTTCTGTTTCTGTGCGCTCTTAGTTTAATCCTAATAAGACTACCTGCAGGCACATCATAGGGTGCATACTCTAATTCACCAGGGTCACCAAAATCAGGATTATCAATATATGTACCCACCTCTGTAACACAATAGCTTCCTCTACAATCATCTTTTCTATCAATAAAAGCATTGGGTGGATAATTTGCAGCAAACCCATTTGGTTTTAATTGCATATACGTTCCCCCTAATTGTCCACATGCAGGACTTCCATCTATAAGATTTCCATCTGCATCTTTATCGCAAAGAAAATCATCTACCTCTACACCAAATCCTAAAACTTTTGTTGATGCACAATTTAATACAGCACCATTTGTATCGGATTTAACAAACAAAGTGTCATTATCTTTTACTTTATCTCTATTATCTCCTTCAAGTTTAAAGTATATCAAGCCTGTTTCTTCTTCTTGAAAAAATATGTTTGAGTAAATAGTTCTATATAAACCTTTTGATTCTTTTATTACGAACTTATACTTAGTTGCCCAATATGGAGGGTAGTTGTTTAACTCAACTCTAATATTATTTTTTGATATGGATTTATCACATGGTATAAAAACTGTATTGTTTGTATCAACTAAAGCAGTAGTACTTCTTCCATACTCATCCATGTATACAATTCCTATTTCATAATCTCGATTACTATGTAAAGATTGTTTTGAACTGTCTTTGGCGTATAAACCTGTTGCATCAATAGATGATAAATACTCATAAGCAAAAACTCCTAGCGGTGCAGGAGGGGTTACTGTTTGGTCGTATTGTTCAAATTTTAAAGCAGGAAACGTAAAAGAAATTTCGTCACTACCTTGTGATGTTTCAATCAATATCCCTTGTGGTGTCCCTGTAATACCAAACCCTACATACTCCCATTCATTTTTAGTAAGTATACCACAATTAAAAAGGTCAGTTTGACTGCTACCTGATGTACAGTTTGACTGACAGACATTAAAACAACTTGAATCAGCTATAGCAACAAAGTCACTAACTGCATTTACAAACTCAGGGCTTGTAGCTAATGCAAAAACACTTGGATAATCTTGCTGTATATTAAAAAGAAAAGTTCTTTCGTATGAGTTTTCAGGTTGTGTTCCATCATCATAAGATGCATCTCCACCAAAAGCATTGCTTTCGTAAGAAAAATCAACACCTATCTGTGAGCCTGCTACTAAATCTAAACCACCAAAATCAATTGTTGTTTTTGCATTGTTTACATTAACACTACTTCCTTCTATTGTATATGTAACAGGTGATAGTGTTCCGTCAATTTCGTCTGCAGTAAGATCTTTTGATATTAAAGATAAGTTGTAATCTAAGTATATTTCCTTACCCTGTGAGTTAACTACATCGTATCCATCAACATAATTACCATACATTAATCTATTACCCATAATTGTTTGAGCCTGAGCCTTTTTAGGCACGTTATCAAACAACCTAAGCAACTGAGCTTCAGGTAAAGTTGTAAATATTTTTTTGTTTGTAAATGGCAATGTTTGAAAGCTATTGTCTTGCCATCCCTCGTTAATTTTATTAAATCTTTCTATAACATTGACAGTTTGACTTGTGCTAAACTTAAATATTACATCTACATCTTTTACATTTTTACCACCTGTATTAAATGTAACATCGGTAGTATTAAACTGATTAAGCATTCCATCATTATCATAGGTGTCATAATTTATTTCAAACGGCCCTGGAGTAAAAGCAACTTGACTAAACGGTGATAAAGCTGAATACTCTCCATCTTCATATTGCCACCTATAAGCAAAGCTTAAAAAAAGTTGCTCCATGTAATTTTCACCACCACCTAATTGATAACTATCTAAAGTTGGAGGGCTTAATGGAGGGGCTAATATAACCCCTATATCTTGCTCTGTAATCTCATCAACTGTTGTAAAGTTGTTTGGCCTTAAGTAAGTTCTATTTACATTTATTTTTCTAGGAGGATTTATGTTGTCTGTAAAAAACAATAAATCACCTATTAAATTAACTCCATTAACTAAATAATCTTCATCAAAATTTAATATAGACGTAGATATTACATGATAAAATAAAACAAACGTCCTAGTATTATATGATACTATCAAATCTACTTTTCCTGTGGATGACAAAGTATTTGCCTTGTCGTGTACAAACCAATAAATGGTTTCGTTTGCACCATCTTCATAAGCACCAATACATCTAGCGCTAAGACTTAATGGTTGATTTAAAAATTCTAACTCAACTACTAAATCATTTCCTTTTGAGTTTTCTACAGCACCTATTTCAGTACCTTCTGTAGAACCCAATCTTACATTTAATGCATCTATGTACTCGCCTTGAGGAACTAGTCGTTCATCAATGCTTTTATTCATTCTACCTGCAACAAAGTTCTTTTGAATCTTAGCCATATTATTTTATCCACTTGTTTTGTCCCCTTAGATTCATTAATAATCTCCCTGGATGTATATTGCTCAATCTTAATTTTGCGTTCCTTAGAAGGGCTGATTTTTCCTTTCTAGCTCTATTTATGATATACTCTTGTATTCCATATTTACTTGAAAGAATAACAAATTTCATATATGAATAAATAAACTCTTCAAAAAGCTTATTAACGCTTATCTCTGAGTCAACTCCATTTTCCATACCATCTGATACGTATTCCAATACACAAAGCTCACCTGCCATATCAGAACTAAAGTTTATTACTCCTGACTTTTTGTTTATTTTAAAAGTAGGATTTGCATTTGCTGTTTCTGTATTCAATCCATATCTTGCACCTACAGGATACTCAAAATACCAAAGGCCATTATAAAAATATCCCTCTTGTCCATTGTATTGACTTTGTTCGTTTAAGTAAATACTTTTCTTACCACCTGTAATTCTTTGTAAGTCTACAGTTGAAGTAGATGGTTTTAGTATTTTACCCTCATGGTCAAACAGTATTCTACAATTATTATCTTGTAAATACGCATCACTCCAATTTGTTTGTATATTTTCAGTTAGTGGTAGTAATGTTCCGTTTTTGTATAAAGAAATTCTTACCCAATTTACATAGTCATGTGGCAATACATATCTTAATGTATCACAAACTTCTAATTCTAAGATTTTAATTTCTTTCATTGAATCGTAGTTCAACTCCTGAATAGCTCTTTTAGCATGAAATATAATATTAAATCTTTCAACATTATTTATCAACTTGTCATTTCCAACATACATTAAAATGAAATTATTTACAATGTCATTTAATGATACATATTGATATGAACCCCAATTTTCATCTAATGTGTTTGGGTTTCCTGTATTTTCGTAATACTGATATTCTGTTATATATGCCATAATTTATCCTTCTTGTTGGTCTGATTCTTTTTCTTCCATTTTTCCAAATTGTGCTAATGCTGTTTCTCTTATAGATACTCCTGCGTACTGAAGAATTTTATTAACTAAATTAGTCTGGTCAGAATCAGGTAATTCAAAATCTTGATAATCAGGAGCTGTTTCATCAAAACTAGGTTCTCCTCCTGTAATAATATTAAAATATGTCCAATTAGGATCTTTAGGGTATCTTATATATTGACCTATAATTGTTCCTTCTGTTGTTAAGGTATTTGGATATACAGTAATGGTATTTCCATAAACAGTACTATTTGCTCCACCTAAAACATAGGCTGGGAATGTTGAATTCGGTTGAGTTAAAGGTGAAGAATTCAAATAAAATATTTTGTTTTGAGAAACTCTTTCAACTTCAGTTATTCTTGATGTACTTAAAATAGCATAACCTTGATCTTGAACAATACCTATATTTGAAGATATTGTTAATTGATTTATACTATCAACACTAACAACAAAAGCACTATCACCTGTAACAATTACTGAAGGGTCAAGAGGGTTTGTAACACTCACAACCAACATTCCTGGCTGAACACCATCAGCTATAAAGTCTGCATTTTGGTCTACTATTCTATTTAGAGAAACTACTGTAACTGCACCTTGCGTAATAAACAATGGATAGTAATTTATCTTATTCATTAAATAATAATCTTCAGGCATCTCGTAGGTATTTAGCCCATTTGTCACTAAAGATTTAGTAGATGAAAAACTATCAACAACTTCTTCTATTCCTTTTAAAATATCTGCGTACCCTGATCCTGAAACTCTAGCATTTTGTTTTACTATCTGTGAATTATATTGATAAAAATAATCTTCAAAAATATCTAATTGTGCTTGCTTTGCATATAAGTTAAAATCATTAGGTGTTATATAACCGTAATTATTTTTATTTGCGATAGAAAGGACGGTAGCTCTTACTGTATTTATCATACCTATTAATCTTTTTACAAAGATACAAAAAAAGGAGCTTCATTTTTTGTGAAGCCCCTTTCAGGTAAAAGCCTATTTTTTATATTGGTTATAGCTTGTCTTCCAATATTCTCATTACCTCTAGCCCTTCATCACTCTGAAGAAATGATGCTAGTATAAATAAAGGGTCTTCACCGTAGGGAACTGTAAGTAATTTTTTCTTATTTCCTTTTAAGTTATAATAAACATCCTTTTTATTCTTTAAAACTAATAAACCTTCACTAAAAAATTTAGCACATTTATTTTGAAGTTTTAATAAAGGATCATTTAAAGCCTCCATAAAGTCTTCAGGATATCTTCCTGCAAACATTCTAACATCTCTTTTTAATTCAGCAGATGTTAAATTATCAACTCTAAGTCCCACTACAATTCGTGCAACTGTTTCTAGCATTTCAATATCTAAATCTTTAGCTAAAACTTGAGCCTCTAATGCCACATCTAAGAAATCAACATCTAAACTAGCGTCTCTTTCTTTGTCAACTTCAACAAATTCTTTTCCGTTAGCTGGATGGTGTGATAAAAATTTCTGTAATATTTGGTTTTGTTTTTCTACTCTTAGAAAGCCATCTTCAAAAATAATTGGCTCTAA